ATGGAGACCATTGAAGCCTATCTGGATCGGAAGCACAGGGAAATCGGGCTGCTGAACGATTGCCTGAAGAGCCCGCGGCGCTTGCCTCGTCCGCGATCGGTGGATGAGGTCATCAAGACAAAATTCCAGCTCACCGCGATGCTGCATGCGGAGCATGCGCTGCAGGACTGGAATGCGACGGAGACGGCGTGGTCGGCATCGGCCTCTCCCACCAGCGGTCCGTTCGCTTTCAATTATGACTACCAGCGGGCAGATCTCAGCGTCACGGGTCCTTCGTTCTACGAACTCGAACACGGCTGCACCAGCGAGACGATCTATTCCGCTTCCGGCATGGCCGCGATCTCGACGCTGCTGCTGGCTTTCGCACAAGCTTTCACCGAGGGCGAGATCCTGGTTCTGCCGGGCTCCTACGGCGAGACGCTGGAGCTGATCGAGCGCTTTGTCCCAGGCCTGCGGCTGGTGATCCTGAGGCTGCCGCTCCTGGACGGGTTTGCCCGGACAAGTGTGCCGCGAATTCTGCTGCTGGATTCGTGCGTCTCTGCCGGCGCGTTCGAAGCCGTTCTGCACCGTGACGGGGCTGGGCTCGACCTGCTGGTGTTCGACACGACCTGCTTCGCCGGACGGTCGGGGCGCATCCGGCGCGTGCTGCGCTGGGCGAAGCGATGCAGACTTCCGGTCGTGATGGTGCGGAGCCATAACAAGCTGGATTCGCTCGGCGCGGAATACGGCAGGCTCGGTTCTGCGGTTTTTGTCGGCTGGGGCGAGCAGGGCGCTGAGCCAGGCCGTTCGATGGTGGAACGGCTTGCAGCGGACACCAGCAATGCGGTTCGGCTGCTGGGGGGTGCGGCGCTGCCGGCGCACTTCCCGCCTTATATGGGCAGCGATGCCTATTGGACACTAACGAGGACGCGTGTCGCAGCTATCCTGCGCAATGGTCGCCATGCGGCCCGGCTCTTTGCATACGAGCTTGCTACGCTCGCGGCCGAACTCCACTTCACCCACGGCCTCTACATCACGCTCCGCGCCCGCCGTCCCCTTGACGAGACACGTGCGCGGCAAGCCGCCGAGGCCATGAGCCATGATCTCAGCCGGAATGGGCATCCCATCCGCCACGCCGGCAGCTTCGGCTTCGACTTCGCCGCGACGGAATGGTTTCACGACGCGACCACGGATCGGTACAGCGTCCGGGTCGCTGTCCCTGATCTGCCGACCAAGCCGTGGAATGATCTTGCGGCGGCAATCGCTGAATGGTGGCGATCGAATCAATGCCGGCTCTGATCGTTGCCGCGCCGGGATCACTCGATTGCTGATGACGGCTTCTGCTGGCCGCGATGCGCCCAGGCCTCAACGGCGGAGGCGAGCTCATATTGGCTCATGGCGACATGGACGATGGAAGCCTGCGCCGTCTCGATGCGTTGTTTGATTGCGCTGGAGTTGACGTCCACGATTGCATCGAGCGCCAGGAATGACATTGCGACAATCGCCACCGCGAAGGCGATTCCCATTCTCGTCAGTTCAGTTCGCGGCATCGACAGTCCTTCCCGGGCACAGCTCGCCCGCCGCGCATAGATAGGACGCGTCCGCTCAGTTCAAAGCCCGGGACGAGCCACCCCACGCGTTCGTGAAAGACGAGACCGAGGCTTTGGCGATCCCAGCAGGACTCGAACCTGCAACCCGCGGAGTAGAAACATGCGAGGTGCAGTCGGGATTGTGCCGGCACCACAAAGCCTTAGCTCTCACCGGAGGCGCTCCGGGGTTTTCTCCGGGATTATGCGCCGGACGATCTCGCTGCCATCGGCACGGCGCACCGTCTGGACGATCGCGCCGGCGAGATCCTCACACTGCTCGAGCACCGTCTCTCCGGCCTCGGCAATGTCGACGAATTCGTAAACGGTCGGCTCGGGGCCGGTCCCGCCGGTCCAGAAGTCGAAGATAGGCCCGCGCGGGGGTGACGATCGCCAGCGCGGCTCCGTGGTGCGTTATTTCGGCCTCGGGGCTATCTGTCTGCGGGGCGGGGTCGGTTGGGCGCATGGGCGGGGCTCCTAGCGGTTTTCTGTGCTGCCCATCTTGGGTGGGTCGAAATCCGGCCGCACGTCGGCGCCGCGGCGGCCGCACTTCGTGCAGGTGAATTGCCGCTCGAGGTCCGACAGCCTGACGTCGTCGGGCCACTTGTCGACCTCGGCCGGCGCTACGCGCACCATGTGGCCGCAGCGGTAGTCGGCGCAATAGATCATCAGCCCGCGCGTGCCGCCCTGGCCGGCGCGCATTTCGCCGAGCGTGATCTTTTGCTCTCGACCCTCGCTCATTCGCTGCCGCCCTCGATCAGCTTCGGCCCGGCCGGCGCCGCGACATCGCGGCCGCCGTGCGTCTCCTCCATCCCGGCGCGCAGATCGTCGACCAGGGCAGCCGTGTAGAATTCGGCCGTGGTCGCGATCGAGGCGTGGTCGAGCAGCGTCTGCACCAGCTTGAGATTGCCCGTCTTGCGCAGCGTGCGCATGCCGGCAGTGTGGCGCAGGTCGTGAATGCGGGCCTTGACGCCGGCCTTTTTCCAGAAGCGGTCCTTGTGCGATTTGAAGCCTTCGGCCGTGATGGGATAGCGCTTGCCGACCACGCGGATGTCCTTCGGGTCGCGCGGATTGCGCCATTTCTTCTTGCAGACCGCGGTCCAGACGAATTCCAGATGGTGGCCGCGGCGCCGCCACAGCATCGCGTAGGCCTCTTTCGTCAAGGGCTTGACGATCGGCACGCCGCCCTTGCCGATCACCCTGATGAGGCCGAGCTCGAAATCGACCTGGGGCCAGCGCAGGAACCAGTTGGAGAGGCGCAAGCCCATGATGATGCCGAACCGGCGCAGCTCGGCGTAATCGATATCCGCCGCCTCGGCCTCGTCGATCGCGGTTTCCTCCGCGACGGTCAGCTCGCGGACGTGCCGCTTCGGCACCTTGAGCTTGTGTTTCTTCCAGAGCGGAAGCCTGCCGAGCGCAGCGCTCCAATTGTCGCGGGCGCGGTACATCACCTGGCGCAGCAGGTCGACGGTGCGGTTGACCGTGCGCGGGGTGATGGGCCGATAGATGATCCGCTCGATGCCGTTCTCGCGCACGGTGGAATCCCGTCGCGTGTCCTTGCGGCGCTCCTCGACCATGCGGCTGACGTCGTCGTCGGTGATGGCGTGCAGCAGCTTGGCCGCGCCCATGATCGCGACCAGGCGATCGAGCACCGATTTGACCTTGGCATCGGAAAGGTGCCGGCCGTGCTCGCTCCACCAGCGTTCGCAGGCGCGGCCGAGCGTTAAGGGCGCGCGCCCTTCGGCGATCCAGAGCGTGACGAGGCGCCTGGCTTCTTCGCGCGCCGCGGCCTCGACGTCCTGCGCGTCACGTTCATCGCGACATCGGGTCGACGCGGTAAAACGAAAACGTTCGATCTCGAAGTCGTAGCGGTAGTATGGCGAGCGCTTGTCGCGGTAGACCGACATGGCTCATTGTCCCCCTTGAGCAGTTGCTCGACGTCGGCCCGGGTGAAAACCCGCCGCGGCTTCTTGCGGCCCTCACCCTTGATCCGGAAGGGCAAGCGGCCGGCGTCAACATGGCGCTTGATGGTCTCCCGGTCCATAGGGAACAGCCGCGCCAGCTGTGGAACGCTGATCACCACGAAGGTTGCGAAATAGGACTCGAGGGCGGGGGAGAGGGGAGCTGCGCCCTGCGGAGTCCCCTGGCGAAGCAGGGTCATGTGCCCTCCGGCCGGTGACAGGTTGTTAGCTGCCCGAAACAGGCGTCGCCGTGTTCGTCGACCCAGCCGGCTGCCTTCGCGATGTTCTGATATTCCGCGATGACATCGCCCTCAACGGTCTCGCTGCCGTCGCCGCCTTCCCATTGCTCGACGCCGGCGATCTGCTGGCCGAACAGACGCAGCGCGAATTGCATTCCGGCTTGCTCGGCCTCGCCGTAAGGGTCGAATTCGTAGCTGGTTGGCTGCGCGCTGAGGATGTTCAGCGCCGTGGCGATGTGGTCGCTGGCTTGCTCGATCGCGAGGGCGAGCACATCGTTTTCGGCGTTACGCCGGAACAGCTCCTGCATCGGCAAACGGTTGAAGATCGCGAGAGTCTTCCTGTTCTCGTCCGTCAGGAATTTTAGCTGCTCGGCTGGCGTGGCGTGCGACCTGGTGTGCGGAACGGCTTGCGTCGGCGGTCGCCGGGTTTCGTCGGTCATAGCGCAGCCCCCAGCCCGCCACAATCAAGTGGTTCCTTCCGAGACGGAGGATCGGTTAGATGGGCAGCCTTGGAAGATCTGAAATTGAGCTCGTGCAGTTGGCTACAGCCGCGTTGCGGAGTGAGCCGACCTGCCAGAGCGAAACCGTTGTGACACTTGAACAAATTGAGAGCCTTGATGGTGGCCCGAATTGGAGGATAGGACTTACCACTCCCGGGACCGCCGCTGATCTCACGCGAGGCAAAATCGCGGCGAGCGCAGCGCTCGGCCGGACCTATTTTCTCCTGCCGATGGACTAAATATTTCATCGCTCGCCCTCCGGCCGGTGACAGGCAGATAGCTGCTCGGTGCGCTCCGAATCACGCGTGCCACGCTCGATGGTCCGAACGCAGTCGAACATCCGCGCGACCATCGCCTCGCACTCGCCGAGGTCGAGATGGCGGACACCGCGGGCGACGAGGTCGCGCTGCAGGGCGCCGGCCATGATGATGGAGGTCGCCGACATCACCGCTCTCCCGCTTTCCATGGGGCGAGGGCGGCAAACTCGTCTTCGTCCCTGATGATCGCGGCGCCGGCGGCCGCGAGACCGTCGCGGCGGCCGCGCGCATAGGCGTGGCGGCATGCGATGGCGGCGGCGACGAAAGCGGCCGCGCCGATGGCGGCCGCGAGTATCAGGCAAGTCATGTCGCCTCCCGCTTGTGCAATTGCTCGCCCCGGATCTCCGCGCGGCCGCTGGCGATCAGGCGGGCGACGACGCGGTCACTGATGCGTCGCGTGCCGAACCGCCAGCCGCCGCGCGCGCGCCGCTCGAGGGGCTGGACGTCAAGCAGGCGCAAGATGAACTGGTGGTGCTGCGGAACGGGCGGCGCGGCCGCGCGGTGCCGCTGCAGCCTCGGGCGCGAGACGCGCGCCAGTGCCGCGCACCGGCGCGAGCACGAGGCTTGCGTGGCGCTGCGCGGCAGGAAAGCGGCGCCGCAGCTGCAGGCGCGCAGTCGCGCGAGGTTGAGGGACACGGTCTCCATCAGGCCGCAACCCCGTTCTGGCGCTCGGCCGCCAACGCGCGGGCCGCGTCGGCGTGCTCGAAGATCTGCGATTTGCGCCAGCCCATCCGCACCAGGTCGGGGATGGTGGCGCCCTCGGCCCGCGTGGTGATGGTGATGAAGTCGTCGGCGAGCTGGGCGATCGCGGCCGAGCCCTCAAGGCCCGCGCGGGCCGCAGGAAGGGCCTGCGGCGCGATCAGCGCGGCGATGCGCTCGCGTTCGATCTGCGCTGCCTCGGCCGCCGCCGCGGCGTCCTGGCGCGCCTTGCGGTCGCGCAAAAGCGCGTCGAGCGTGGCCTGCCGGTCGACCCGCCGGCCGCGCATCACGGCCTCCGTGCGCGGACAGCCCTTGGCGCGGACGTCGGCGAAGCGGCCTTCAGTGCGGAGGTGGATGAAGCCGTGCAGCTTCAGCTGCAGGGCGAAGTCGGCGGCGGAGAGGTCGGCAGGTCTGGTGATGCGCGGCACGGCGGCGAGTCTCCCGTGGGTGTTTCACGGGAAACATATCGTCGGAAATTTCCGACCGTCAACGATAAAAGTCGGAAAATTCCGATATCAAGCTAGCTGGCGGGCTTGGGAGCGGGCTTCTTGGCGACGACCGGCGGCATTCGCTGAGGCTGTGAAAGGGGTGGAAGCGGCTCGGGTGGGGGTGCATTGCGTCCATCGCTCGTCGGGCCGCAGAGGCCCCCTAGGGCTGCAGGCGCAGATGTGTGTGTTGCCTCAAGTTCTGCTGCAGCATCCGCGCAGGTGATCCAGTCCGGGCGTCGGCCCAGCATGTAGTCGACTCTGGACCAGAACAGGCGGTAAAGGGGAACGCTGGCCATGGCATTTTCGTACCGGTTCACGCTATACCCACCTTGCGATGTGCCGGCTTCGCTGATCGAAACGGAGGCCCTCAGTCCTGCGGGCTCTTGCTCGGTTTGGAAGTCCCATTTTTCCCGGCCGCTCGCGCTGGCGAGCACGGCATAGATGAAGTAGCGGCGGAGCCCCTCGAAGCCGTTGAGGGTGTATCTAAATTCGAAATCGGCCGGATCTGATGTCCGCAGCACGGTCTCGGCCGCTTTGAGCACTCGCTCGCGGGTTTCTCCGGGGTAAACGCGAGATGCCTCCGCGAGGAAGTCGTCCCGATCGCGAACCTGGTGTGGTGCGGAGGCGCACCCGGTAAGACCTAGGGTTGTGGCAACAAGCAAAAAAATAGACAGCCGGTTCATTGTCATAGGTCCAGAATGGTTCGCTTGACGCGTCCGATCACTTCGAGATCTCGCGGTTTGAAAAATACGGGTTTGTTCAATGGATTGGTCGAAAATGGCGCAAGGTGCGGATTGGCGCCTCCCTGCCACATCTTGTAGGTCGTCTCGCCTTTGACCGAGAAAATGTAACAGCGGCCGTTGACCAAGGCGCGCTCGGCCTTGTTCACGACGATGATTGAGCCTTCCGGCGAATAACGGTCCATGGAGTCGCCGTCGACCGAGAGGGCGAAGAATTCGCCGCGACCGAGGTCAGCGAAGGCCAGTAGTGGCACATCCTCGATTGGGATCTGGCTCGATGGGCTGCGAAGCCGGCCAGCTGTCACGCGGTCGAGTAGGGGCACCATCGCGAGCTTGGGCGCGGCCGAGCTGCTGCGGCGCGGCGGCGGCCCGACCAGATCGGTGACCGTCCATTGCAGAGCGGCGGCGACGAGGGGCTGCTTACCCGCGCTGAAGGACTGCTTTTTGCCCTCCAAATAGTCCCGGATGAAATTGCGCTCCAGGCCCGGGACGGCCTTCGCCGCCTCGACTGGACCCAGTTCCAGCTCGGCCAACCGCGCCCTAATCCGTTGCCTCAGCTCGTTTTTTTCCATGGCGGAAATATCCGACGGCCTTTGTCCAAAGGCGAATGGGATGTTTCCGACGGCGGAATCTTCACGAATCGGAAATTTCCGACTATCGGTCGAGTCATGGAACGAGAGTTGATTCGCAACTTGAAGGCTGTGGCCGACGCTTTCCGGGTCGAGCGGCCTCTGGCGTTCGGCACGCTGGGCCGACTGGCCGCCGGCGACTGGCGCTTCTTCGATCATCTCGGCTCCAAGACCTTCACCGCACGCAAGTACGACCAGGTGATCGAGTGGTTCTCGACCAATTGGCCGGAGCAGGCGGTTTGGCCTGAGGCGGTCGCTCGGCCGGAGAGGGCTGTTCCATGACGGGAACGGATGACTCTGGCCGTTCTGCCCGTCGAGCGTCGCGTCAAGCGGCGAGCGGCCGGTTTTTGGGGCTGTGGACAAGTCACACAGCGCTTTCCGGACATCACACTTCGCAGCATCGCGCGCCCTGTGGACGCGTGTGGAAAACGTGCGCCGGGGCTGCATTTCAAGGGGTTTGCGATGACGTGGTCTCTCGCTTTTCGCCAGCGGCCGCGAGCGGCATTTCAAGCATTTTTCCAAGGGGAGAGGCCAATGTCAGACATCACCGTGCGCATCGCGGACCCTGAGGACCTGCGCGTCCTCGTCATGTTCGCGGCCGTGCTGATCGCGGGCGCACTCGCCGCGGTCGCTGCCGCGGCGCAGCCGTTCCTGCATCGCACCGATGCCGGCTTCGGCTTTCGCTGGGTGAGGCGGCGATGAGTGGCCGTCTCCGCGCGCTCAAGGTCGAGTGCCATTTCCTCGATGGCAACCGCACGCTGGCGACGCTGACGGTCGACGATGCCACGCCGGCCATCCTGATGATCGACGGGGCGCCGTTCGTCCGCGCCGACGTGCAGGGTCTGTTCGTCCGGCCCGGCGAGGCGCCGCGCTATTTCGAGGTCAGGCCCTATCGTGTTGACGCGGGCCTCCTGGAGGACCGCTGATGGCGCCGCTCCTCCGTCATCGCTCGCCGAACGCGGCGGACGTCTCCCGGGCGCAGCTCGCGCGCTACCGCGAGGTCATCACGCTCTGGATCCACAAGCGCGACACCTGGGAAATTTCGAAAGAGCTGAACCTGCCGGAAAGCCTGGTCGCGAGCTGGGTTGCGAATTTCCGCGAGCTGGCGAGGGCGGGGCGATGATCGTCTGGGCGCCCTGGCATCCGCGGCATGGCTACGAGGTCCCGCACTTTTACGAAGGCGCCATCGCTTTCGCCGACCTCGACGCGCGCCTGCTCGAGATCATCAAGGAATTGAACGCCGACGCGGGCACCAACAACCGCAACGGCTGGCGCGCGGTCAAGACGAACCTGGTGAGGGCGCCGTGATGCCGATCGCCGCAGCGGGCGCGCGGGTCGTCGACTTCGACGTCTCGGACCTGCCTGATCTTTCGGCCACGCCCTGGCGCCGTATTTGGCTGTCCGAGCGCGAGCCGATCTGGACCTTGGTCGACGCCGAGGATTTCGACTGGCTAATGCAGTGGCAATGGAACGTCTGGCATGGCGGCCGCGGCAAGGAATGGCAGCTCTACGCCAAGCGCAACACCGGCGAGCGCCGCGATACCGTGCGCATGCATCGCGAGCTGCAAATCCGCTGCGACCCGCGGGATGATGCGTTCCTGGCAAGGCACGTCGTCGACCACATCAACGGCCAGACGCTCGACAATCGCAGGGCGAACCGCCGCTGGTCGACGCAGCGCGACAACATAATCAACCGCCGCTGCCGTGGCGAGGCGCCGAGCCTCGACAGCATCCTGGCCGGGCTGCTCGCCAGCCTGCCGCCGCAGCCGCTTGCGCAGGAGATCCCATTTTGACCGAGCAGCTCGTTCAATCCACCTCGGCGCGCGAGGAGCTGAAATCCTACATCGAGCGCATCGAGCGCCTGGTCGAGGAGATCACAGCGCTCAAGGATGATCAGCGCGTGTTGTTCGCCGAGGCCAAGGCCAAAGGTTACGACACCAAGGCGATGCGCCGCATCATCAAGCGCCGGCAGAAAGAGCCGGGCGAGGTGGCCGAGGCCGAGGCGATCGACAGCACCTATATGCACGCGCTCGGCATGCAGGATGAGAACGTGCTGCATGTGCAGGTCGCCCGCCTGGTGCGGGACGGCATGTCGCGCGAGCAGGTGATCGAGGCTTTCCAGCTGCTGATTCCGCGCAACGGCGAGATCATCGCCAGCGTCGGCGGCTCGCCGATGCGGCTGTGGCGGACCGAGGACGGCAAGGCCTGCGCCGAGGAATACGTGCCGCCGCTGCTCGACAGCTTCATGGCCAAGCGCAAGGGGGGCGGCCAATGACGCTCTCGTTCCATCGCTTCGCCAACCTGTTCCCGCTGATCGAGGGGCAGGAATTCTACGATCTCGCCGAGGATATCCGCGCCAACGGGCTGCGCGATCCCATCGACCTCGTCCAGGTCGGCGACGACTACCAGATCCTCGACGGCCGCAACCGCTATCGCGCGCTGGTCTGGCTGGCCTCGACGGGCGAAGTGCTGGGCGGCGTCGACGCATGGGGCGCGTGGCACGATGGCCCGCTGAGCGCGGAGAAGGTCGCCAATCCGCGCGACCGCGGGCTCTATAGCCTCTACGGCGGCCCGGCGGACGATGAGGCGCTCGCCTATGTGCTGTCGAAGAATCTCAGCCGGCGGCACCTGACCGACGATCAGCGCCGCATCGTGGCGGCCGATCTGGTCACCATGGGCAAGGGGCGGCCGGGGAAAATGCCGCAATCTGCGGGATTTTCCCGCGAGCAGGCTGCCGCGGCGCTCGCGACCGATGTTGCCGGCGTCGAGCGGGCGCGGACCGTCGTCAAGCGGGCCGTGCCGGAGGTGGTCGAGGCGGTCAAGTCCGGCGACCTGTCCGTCGCCGCGGCCGCCGCGATCGCGACGCAGCCGGTCGAGCGCCAGGCCGAGATCGCCAAGGCACTGACGCGCGATGCATCCGGCAAGCTGACCGACGAAGCCAAGAAGGCGCTGGCGCCGCTGATCAAGGAAATCCGCACCGACAAGATCGCGGCGAAGAAAGAGCGCAGGGCCGAGCGCGAGGCCGAAACCGGACGGCGCATCCAGCAGCTTCCCGGCAACTTCTATGGCGTCGCGATTGAGGATTTCGAATGGCACCACGCGGCCTGGTCGGAAGCGACCGGCAGCGAAAAAAGCCCTTCGATGCATTACGAGACCGCGGTCGATGCGCAGACGCCGGAGGCGATCGTCGCGCGCTGCGCCGATCGCTTTGCCTGCCTTGCCGAGGATTGCATCATCTTCAAATGGGTGACGGTCCCGCATCTTGCGATCGGGATCAAGGTGCTCGAGCTGCAGGGCTTCCGCTACGTCACCAGCCTGGTCTGGAACAAGGAGCGTTCGGGCGAGGCGCGCGGCCCCGGTTATTGGTTCACCGGTGAGCACGAAGTCGTCCTGGTCGGCGTGCGCGGCAAGGTCGTCGCGCCGGCGACGGCGCATTTCCGCAGCAACTTCTCGGCGCCGGTCGGCGGCCATTCCGAGAAGCCCGACAATCTGCATGAGATCGTCGAATTTCACTGGCCGACAACGCCAAAGGTGGAATTCAACGCGCGCCGCCGCCGCGATGGCTGGGCCGCATGGGGGTTTGATGCTCCCGATGTCGCGCCGCAAGGCGCGATCATCATCCCGACCGATGCGGCGCCTTCGCCGTCATCGGAGGGCGCCGTAGCCGCTGCGGTAAAGCTGCCGGCTAATGATGATCCGACCTTCCTCGAGTGGAAGGCGCTAGGCGCGATCGATGCACGCGTTAGCGTGTCCGGGCCTGCCGTGCAGGGCCTGATCAAGCGAGGATTGGTCGTCGTCGACATCGACGACGAGTTGGTTTGCACCGACGAGGGGCTCGAACGCCTTGCCGAACTCGATCAGCGCTTCAATCCTCTCCCGGAGGCTTCCGGCGAGACCGAGGCGGCCGCAGCGGAAACATCGGACAGGGCCAGCGCCGCTGCGGCCGTCGCGGATGCTACCGCTTGGGTCGAGGTTGGGTTTGTCCATAGCGGCGGCCGGCGCGAGTCTCGCTATTATCTGACTGCGGAGGAGGTCGCGGATTATTCCGCGGCCTATTGGCGACGTAACACGGTTTGTCCGCCTGGTCATGCCATCGGGATGTCGCTCGACCCGTTCCATGTCACGTGTTCGTGCGGAGCTTCCTTTCTGTTTCCGGACGGGCAGCCGGTGGCGATGGACTCCGCGATCGAGCTGCATTTCATCCAGGTCGAAGTCGCCAACACAGACCTCCTGGAGCGGTCTGCTAGTGAGCCTGACCGTGCGCCCTATGACGCTGGCGATACCGTCGTCATTGACCAGCTCGCCGGCGCCGAATGGCTGGTCGGCGGGGATGATGCTGCGCATCATCCCTTCGATCCTGCCTCGATCGGCGAGCGCGAGGCGCTCAAGATCCTGTCCGACTTCTGCCACGTCAAACGCTCGCTCGCGCCCGCGCTCGGCGAATTCTATCTGGCTCGCGGCTTCACCTATCGCGGCGCGGTGGAATGGTCGCTGACCGGCAAGGGCTGGGACCGCCTGCGCGAGTTGGAAGCCGCCGAGTTGCCCGCGCAGCCGCGCGTCGAGCTGACCGCGCCGCGCCGCGATCCGCTGACGCTGTTCGATGTCGCCCGCCAGATTGATCAAGCGCCAGCGCCTGAGACCGTCGACGGCGCCCTGCAGACGCGCCTGCCGGTCGATGATGACGAGTTGGCCGAGCAGCTCGCGTTGCTTTCGATCGACGCCGACGGGGCGATCGAGCCGCAGATGCTGCGCCATCTCGTCGGCAAGGGCTTTGCGCATTGCGGCCTGACCAAGATTTCCGTCACCGACGACGGCCGCGCCTTCCTGGCGCAGCTGGTCGGGCCGGTATCCGTTCAACAGCAGGGGGCACAAGCGTGAGGCGGGGCGACTGGATTCAAACGGCAACGGGCCGGCAGTTCTGGCCGATGGACCCTCGGCCGGAGGATGTGTTCATCGACGACATTGCGCACGCGCTTTCGATGCTGTGCCGCTTCGGCGGGCATTGCCTGCGGTTCTACAGCGTCGCCGAGCATTGCGTGCTGCTGTCGCGCGCCGCGCCGGCGCATTTCAAGCTTTGGGCGCTGCTGCATGATGCGAGCGAGGCGTATCTCGTCGACGTGCCGCGGCCGCTCAAGCCGTTCCTCGGCGGTTACAACGAGGCCGAGGACAAGATCATGCGGGCGATCTCGGTTCGCTTTCGCCTTCACCTCGGTATGCCCGACCACGTCAAGCATCTCGACCGGGCGATCCTGATGGACGAGCGGCTGCAGAACATGGCGGCCGCGCCGATCGCCTGGTCGACCGACATGCAGCCGCTTGGCGTCCAGCTCCAGTTCTGGTCGCCGGAGAAGGCCCGCGCCGAGTTCATCGCGGAATTCGAAGCGCTTGGGGGCAGGGCATGACCGAGCCATCCGTCGTCGCGCAGACCATCACCATCAGCCACAACGTCGCGATATCAGCGGCCTCGATCATCGCCTTCGCCGGCTTCCTGCTCGGCTACGCGATTGGCTGGCGCCAGCGTCGCAGCCAGCCGCGCGTCACCTTCGATCCCGTCACCAACGTGCTCGCGTGCGACATGCCGCTGACGCCGGAGGATCTCGATCGCCTCCGCGATGAAGTCGCGATGTGGCACGTCAAGCCGGCCAAGGTGGGGTGGCACAAGTGACGCGCAAGATCCTCGTCGCCGATCTGTTCTGCGGTGCCGGCGGCTCCTCGACGGGCGCCGAGCGCGCGCTGGCGCGCCTCGGCCTCGACATGGAGCTGGTGTGCGTCAACCATTGGGGCACGGCGCTGGAAACGCACCAGCGCAACCATCCGCGCGCGCGGCACTACTGCGCCGACATAAGCCAGGTGCGGCCGCACCAGGTGGTGCCGGAGGGCTATCTCGATCTCTTAATGGCATCTCCCACCTGCACGCATCACTCGATCGCGCGCGGCGGCAAGCCGACTTCCGACCAGCAGCGCTCCGACCCCTGGCACGTCATCACCTGGCTGACCGAGCTGCGCGTCAAGCGCATGCTGATCGAGAACGTGTGGGAATTCACCAAATGGGGGCCGGTCGACCCTGTTACGCGGCGGCCGATCAAGGAGAAGGAAGGCGAATATTTTCGCCTCTGGATCGACACCATCCGCCGCCTCGGCGCGACCTCGATCGAGTGGCGCAAGCTCAACGCCGCCGATGTCGGTGCCGCCACGACGCGGCAGCGGTTTTTCGGGTTCTTCCGGTTCGACGATCGTCCACTTCTGCTGCCGGTGGCAACCCATGCGCGGCGCGATCAGGCCGCAACCAAGGCGCTCAAGCCCTACCGGCCGGCGCGCGAGATCATCGACTGGTCGATCAAGGGCCGGTCGATCTACACGCGCAAGAAGCCGCTCGCGCCCAAGACGCTGAAGCGGATCTATGCCGGCATCGTCAAATTCGGCTGGCCGGCGCCGTTCATCATCGTGCTGCGCAACCACATGGCCGCGCAGGGCATCGACGTGCCTCTGCCGGCACTGACCGCACGCGGCACGCATGTCGGGCTGGTGCAGCCGATCGTGATGTCGCCGAACGGCTGGGGCGAGGCGCGCGGCGCGAACGAGCCGCTGCCGACCATCACCACGGGCGGCGCAGGTTCGGCCCGCCAGGGCTGCGCCAGGCCCATCGTGGTCGAGCCCTTTGTGCTCAACCGTGCCGGGGATGGCCTCGGCGAAACCCGCGCGCACTCGATCGACGAGCCCGCGCCGACCGCGACGACATCAGGCGCCGGCTATGTGGTCGAGCCGTTCGTGCTGTCGCGTCACGGCGAGGGCGCGCCGCGCGCGGTCGACGACCCGACGCCGACGCAAGTCGCAAAACACTCGCATTGCCTGATCTCGCCTTACTATGGCTCAGGCTCCGGCGAGACCTTGCGCAGTGGCGACGATCCTCTGCCGACCGCGACCGCCAAGGGCCGCTTTGGCCTGGTGGTGCCGATCACCCATAGCGACGGATCCAACCGCGCCCGCGACGTTGCCGCGGATCCGCTGCCGACGCTGACCACGGCCAACCGCGGCGAGCTGGCCTTCATCGCCGCGCAATTTGGCGAGCGGCCCGGCCAGGCGCCGCGCGTGCACGATCTTGCGGATCCTGCGCCGGCCGTTTGCGCCAGCGGTCACGTCAACCTCGTCGAGCCCGGCGTCGAGTACGACATCCTGTTTCGCATGCTTGAGCCGCACGAGCTCGCCGCGGCGATGGGCTTCGATCGCGGCTACCACTTCGCCGGCACCAAGACCGACCAGGTCAAGCAGATCGGCAACGCCGTCTCCGTCGAGCAGATGGAGGCGAACGTCTACGCCATCATGCAGGACGAGGTCGCCGAGCCGGAATTTTTGGAGGCGGCGGAATGAAGCACAAATGGAGCGATAAGGTCCGCGCGCCTAATGGCGACAGCCGCAAGGTCTGTACGCGCGAGGGCTGCGAGATCGTCTGCGTATCCTGCCACGACGTCGACGCGCACGGCCGTGAGCAGCACTGGAAAGAATGGTTCCGCGGCACCGATAAAATCCAGGTCGGCGGCGCCACGCCGGCGTGCGAGCCCGTCGAGGTGCCGGCATGAACGCGATCACCAGGCCCCCGGTCCGCTGGCATGGCGCAAAGTTCCTGATGTCGCGCCAGATCCTGCCGCATCTGCCCTCGCACCGGCTCTATACCGAGGTGTTTGGCGGCGGCGCCGGCGTGCTGCTGCACAAGCCGCGCAGCCACGCCGAGGTCTATAACGATCTCGACGACGACATTGTCGGGCTGTTTCGCGTGCTGCAGGAGGAGGCCAGCGCGGCGCGGCTGATCGACCTGTTGCGCGTCACGCCATTTGCGCGGGCCGAATTCGAGCGGGCCTATGAGCCGACGCCGGATCCTGTCGAACGCGCGCGGCGCCTCGTCATCCGCTCGTTCATGGGGTTCGGCAGCAATGCCCATTCCTCGACGCAGCGCGGCCATCAGTCGACCGGATTCCGCTCCAACTCCAACCGCAGCGGCACCACGCCGGCGCAGGATTGGGCCAACCTGCCGGAGGCCTATCCGGCCATCGTCGCGCGCTTCCGCGGCGTTGTGATCGAGCATCGCGATGCCGTGGAGGTGCTGCAGCGGCACGATGGCGAGCAGTCGCTGCACTATGTCGACCCGCCCTATGTCCACGACACCCGGTCGATGTTCAAGGGCGGCAAGTCTGCCTACAAGCACGAATTGGACCTCGCGGCTCATAACCGCCTGCTTGGCGTGCTGCGCGGCCTCAAAGGCATGGTCGTGCTGTCGGGCTATGCCCATCCGCTCTATGACGCCGCGCTCGATGATTGGCGCCGCATCGAATTCAAGGCCTATGCCGACGGCGCCCGCGAGCGCGTCGAGGTGCTGTGGATCAATCCGGCCGCTGGTGGCGCGCTCGATCGCGAGCGCGCGGGCGTCGGCGTGACGCCGCTGTTCGCCGAAAGGGGCGCGGCATGACCGAGAAATTCACGCGCTGGTCAGCGGACGAGGATAGCAAGCTGCTGCGGCTGCGCGATTTCAGCATGCTCGGTTTCGACGCCATCGCGGCGCAGATGCCGGGGCGTACGGCGGCGGCCTGTCAGATCCGCTACTACAAGCACCTGTCGGACGCGCGCGACCTCACGCGGCGCCGCTCCGGTCCGAAGCCAAAGAGCAAGGCGCCCGGCTTCTGGCGCCGACCTGCCGTGGTCAACGTGCCGCTGGCGGCACCGAAGCCGGCGCCGGAGCCGCCGAAGCCTGTGGTCGAGCGCCGGCGCATGCCGTCGCTGGATCATCTGCGCGAGGCGGCCGAGCTGCATATCCGCATCAGCAGGCAGGGCCTGACATCGGGCTGGTTCGGCGACCCGCCGCCCGGACGCTCGGCGCTCGACGAGCGCATCAGGGCCGCTGCGGCGGCCGCACAGGGGCATTCCGGCAGCGAGGGCTCCAATGGCCGCTGACCGCATCCTCGAAACGCTCGCCTCCGGCGGCGAACGCGCGACCAAGCTGGCGAACGTGATCCAGCTGCTTGTGCTCGAAGCCGCCAAGCTCGGCGAGCTGGAGATTGCCATCCGCATCGAGACGACCGGGCAGGTCATGACCGAGGAGGAGGCGGCGACCTTGCCGCCGGAGCAGCTCGCGGCGGTGAAGGATCACCTCGTCCGCATCAAACGCTTCCCGCGCCGCTGGCTGGAACGGCTCAGCGACGGCATCGAGCGCGGCCTGTTCTGGGATCATCCTGACGAGGACATTGTCCGCTTCATGCTGATGGGGCCGCGCTGAATTCGAAACAAGTAGCGTTGCTTACCGCGTCCAGTTGAATCCGAAACTCAAGAGCAAGACCATGTCTACCGCCCGCGCGGACAAGCGCCCGCGCCGCATCGCTGCAGACGAAGCCCACGCATGGGCGCGCAATCTGCGGCTTCGCAACCTGCACGCCAAAATGGTCCTGAGCATGCTGTCGCTCTACGTCGACGGCGACGGCTTCTGCTTCGTCAGCGTACCGTCGCTGGCCGAGGACTGCGAGCTGTCGCAGGACACCGTCCGCCGCCGCTTGGCCTGGCTCGAGAAGATCGGCGCCATCACCCGGCGCGAGCAGTGGGTCGACGAGCACGGCAACCGCAACGATCGCGGCAGGGGCCGCCGTACCTCGGATCTGATCCGGCTGCTGCTCGAAGCGGACCAGGATCTGATTGAGGCGCGCGCGCTCGGCCTCGTCAGCGAAACCGATGGCAATTCAACGCAGTCTGACCCTAGCTGCCAGCCAGGGTCAAATCAGGCGGGGGACTCTGCTGGGACTCGGTTAGGACTCGACCGACCCTCGCACTACGGCGAGGGCCTAATCTTTGAACCTGAACCTGAACCTGACTCCCCCAAAGCCCCCGATGGGGGCGAGGGAGGGCGCGCTCCGCTTGGCGATGAAAGCGAACCGGATGGCTTTGCGGCCGCGTGGTCGTCTTGGCCCGGTCGCGAGGTGATGCGGCGAGATCTCGCGCTCGCCGAGTTCCGCTCGCTGACACCCGAACAGCAGCGGCATTGCTGCGCGTCGGTTCCTCTGTTCGCGGCGGCGCTGGTCAAGGCAGGGCGCACCAAGCCTCCGAATTTCCATCTGTGGATACGCAACCGCGGCTTTGAGGAATTCCCGTATCACCCCGGCGATGCAGTCGCGACGTCGGGGTCGATCAAGGAAGATTCCGAGGCAGGCAAGGCGCTCGCCGTGCTCTACGCGGTCGCAAAAGCCCGGCTGTTCGTCCATCGCGGCGAGATCGTCTATCGCGGCGCCATGACGCCGCAATTGCTGGCCTTCGCGGGCGTGGCCGACAAAGCGGCTTGGCGGTGGATTACCGATCGCCAGCAGACGGCCGCTTGGCAAAACTTCATCCATGCGCACGTCTTCGGCACCAGATCGCCGCTGCTCGAGCGCCGCGGCGAAGAAACCGGCTTCTACGCGCCCGGCCCATGGCCGCCGCGCAAGGACGGCGGCTGGCCGGAATAGACGGCCGAGCGAAGCATCACAGGAAAACCACGAACGAAGCATCACCGACGCAGGGGGAACCATGACGATGATTTACACCAAGGGGCAATTCGTTGGCGCAGTGGCGATCGAGCCTCAACGTCTCGACAGGCCTGTGCCGCAGCGCTGGTATTTGCGCCAATGCGCGCCGGGCAAGGACGCGCGCGTGGTTGCTCGGCTTCGCTTGCTGGATGTCTCGGCATGGTCGCCGACGCTCGTGCGGCACATCGACCGAAGGACCGGGAAGGTGGCGCGACAACCGCACCTTGGGAAGCGCGTTGAAAAGCCGTTTCTGCCTGGCCTGATCTTCTTGCCCGACTTCGAGCTGAGCAATCCTGTGCTGCGCGGCGAGGTGAGGGATCTCGGCGATTATGTTCGTGTAGCAATCTCGGGCGGTGGCCGCATCGCTTACGCATCCACCGCTGACGCCGTCGTGCTGCGCGATGACTATCAATTCGCGACATTGAGCGTCGAGCTGATGGCGCAGCTTCGCGAGATCGTCAACGCTGAGAACGGCGCTCGCATTGGCCGCGGCCATCGCGGTCCTGCGAAATACAAGCCCGGCGACAAGGTCTATATCGTCGACGGCAGCAGCCAGCTGTTCGCTTTCGAGGCCGAGGTCAAGCGAGGTGTTGACTCCAAGGGCCGACTCAAGGCTTTCATTGCCGCGCTGATGGGCGGCGTCTCGGTGGATCTATCCGAGACGCAAGTCGAGCCGGCTTAGGGATCGCCATCGCGGCCTAACGGTTCGACGTCAAGCTGATGGCTTGATGCTCTGCTCTGGTGATTCCAGAGTGAGGCGCGAAGCGTCTTCCGCATGAAGCAAGCCCGGCCATCGCGCCGGGCTTTAGCATGTCTAGGGTGTGCGGTGGTGAGTTTCGCTCCATCGCTCCCTTCGCTGAAGGGCGTTTCCTCCCTAGACTTGGGCCGCTTGTGGCAACGCAAGCGGCCCTTCCTTTTGTGAGATGCCAAGGCTGCCGTGGAAAGCCTGGTACAACACTGCCCGTTGGCAGGCGCTGCGCCTGCAGATCTTCCTGCGCGACCGCTACACCTGCCAGTGCGGCTGCGGCATGGTCGAGGCCAACACCTCGCTGCTGGTGTGTGACCACAAGAAACCGCACCGTGGCGATGAGCGTCTGTTCTGGGATGAGACCAACCTCCAGACGCTGCTGAAGTCCTGCCACGACAAGGCAAAGCAGAAGCAAGAGCAGGCCACGCTGCACCAGCGCGGCGTCTGGCACTGACTGACATCCACTCGAAGGGGTGGGGGGTGGGTAATTCCTCCAGACCCTCTCGCCCTCGGACCGGCCCCACTCTCATTCGCGGGTTTTTTTCGTCGTGGCTGAAGTTTTCGACCTCTTTGGCGATCCGGTGCCGTCCAACTGGGGTGGGCGCGGTCGGCCGGAACATGTGCCGACGCAGCAAAACCGGAATCGTGTCAGCCTCTTAGTCGCGCTCGGCTGGAGCGCGCCGCGGATTGCGGCCGCGCTTTACGTGACGCCGCCGACGCTGCGGAAGCATTATTTTTCTGAGCTGAAGTTTGCCGAGGTCGCGCGCGATCGGCTGGTCGCGCAGCTCGGCATGAAGCTGCTCGAGGGCGTCAACGATGGCAACGTGTCAGCCATCCGCGAATTCCAGAAGTACCTGGAGCGGAACGACCTGATGCTCTATGGCCAGACGCAGCAACCGAAGAAGGCCGCGGCGGCCGAGAAGCCTGCCAAGGTCGAGAAGGTCGGCAAGAAAGCGGCGGCGCTGGCGGCCGCGCAGCAGCCCGACGTCGGCTCGCCAATGGGCGAGCTGATGATGCGTCGGCAGCAGGGTCTCAATTCGTGACGCCATCGATCGTCCCCTGGGATACGTCCTGCCCGGATTGGGAAACGCGCATCCGCGAGGGCCGCTCGCTGATGCCGGATCTGCCGCTGTTTGCGTCGGAAGCCGACGACGGCCTCGCGTTCTTCGACGAGCTGCGGCTGCCGGACGTGCCGGGCAACCCGCGGCTCGGCGATGCCAGCGGCGAATGGTTCCGCGACCTGGTGCGCGCCGTGTTCGGCAGCTGGGACCCGGTCAACAAGGTCCGGATGATCCGCGATTTCTTCGCGCTGGTGCCGAAAGGGTCGTCGAAAACGACCTATTCCGCAGCGCTGATGCTGGTCGCCATGCTGATGAATTTCCGGCCGCGCGCCACCGCGCTGTTTCTGGGCCCAACGCAGGCGGTCGCCGATCGCGCCTATGAGCAGGCGGTCGGTATGATCGAGGAATCGGCTGACCTGAAGCGTCGTTTCCGCCCGCGCGACCACCTCAAGACAATCGAGGATCTCGTCACCAAGTCCGAGATCATGGTCGCGACCTTCGATCTGCGCATCTTGACCGGTGCGATGGCGCTGATCTTCGTGCTGCTCGACGAGCTGCACGTGCTCGGCAAAGCGGCCAACACCTCGCGCGTGCTGCGCCAGATCCGCGGCGGCCTCGACAAGACGGCCGAGGGCGCACTCGTCATCACCACCACGCAAAGCGACGACATTCCAGCCGGCGCGTTCAAGAGTGAGCTGAAATTCGTCCGCGCGCTGCGCGATGGCGCGTTCCGCGGCAAGGTCATTCGCCCGACGCTGCCGCTGCTGTACGAGTTTCCGCGCGACATCGCCACCTTGAGCCGCGAGGAGCGCGCGAACAACGTCGAGCCGCGTTGGATGGACCCGGCCAACTGGCCGATGGTGATGCCGAATATCGGTCGCCCGATCACGGTCGAGGGCATGCTCGCCGATTACAAGTCCGAGCAGGAAAAGGGCGATGAGGCTGTCAGGATCTGGGCCTCGCAGCACCTCAACATCGAGATCGGACAGGGCGCCGGCAACGAGGGCTGGTCGGGCGCGGATCTCTGGGACCAGCAGGTCGACGAAAAGCTTGATCTCGACTCGCTGCTCGCCAGGTCCGAGGTCGTCACCATCGGTGTCGACGGCGGCGGCCGCGACGATCTGCTCGGCCTGGCGGTGATGGGCCGCGAAAAGGGCACGCGGCACTGGCTGTCGTGGTGCTACGGCTGGGCCGACCCCGTCGTTTTGCAGCGGCGCAGGGACATAGCGGCGCAGCTCGAGGATTTCGTCGCCGAAGGATCGTTCAAGATCCTCGATATCGCCGCCGCGCACGCGGATCTCGCCAGCGTCGCTGCGCGGATCGTCGCCAGCGGGCTGCTGCCGGAGAAAAACGCGGTCGGCATCGACCCGAACCGCGCCGCGGCGCTGTTCGAGGCGTTGTTCGGCGCCGGCGTAACCGAGGAGATGCTGCGCCGGCTGTTGCAGGGCCCGGCGCTGGCGCCGGCGGTCTACGGCCTCGACATCAAGCTCGCCGATGCGACCTATTTCCACGCCGACCAGGCGCTGATGACCTGGGTGGTCGGGAACGCCAAGGTCGAGCAGAAGGGCAACGCCGACATGATCACCAAACAGGTCGCCGGCCGCGCCAAGATCGACCCGCTGATCGCGCTACTGCAGGCGACCATCCTGATGAGCTGGAATCCCTCGGCCGGCATGCTTGTGACCGGCTCTGACGCAGTGACGGTGGTCTGATGGGCTTTCTTTCTCGAATTGGCGACGGGCTCCGCTTCGTCGCCGATACGCTCGACCTGACGGCGCCGCGCGACAATTGGGATCCGCGCTGGTGGGGTGCGCTCGGCGGCAATCCTGCGTCGATCGCCAACGTCGCGGTGACCGATTACAACGTCTCGCAGCTAGGCTCGGTGCAGTCAGTCCGTTATGGCCTGTCGTCGGCGATCTCGACCTTGCCGGTCTCGGTCTATCGCCACGGCAAGAAGGGGGCGCGCAAGGCGCTGCCGGACCATCCGCTGACCCGGATCCTCGGAGCGCGGCCGAACGATGTCAATTCGCCGGCCGAGTTCATCGGCGAGCTGGCCTGGCACCTGTCCTATTACCGCAACGCGTTCTGCCGCATCCTGCCGCAGCGCAATGATGACCTGCTCGGCCCGCAGCCCTACGGCATCGGGGGGCTCGAGATCATCCACCCGCGCCGCCTGGCGCGCGTCCAGCGTCGCTATGACGGCCACATCTATTACACTTTCAATCCGCCGCGAACGATCGTCGAGGGCGAATCCCTGCAGTCGGAAACCTACCGCGACGACGAGCTGTGGCACCTGCGCGGCAATCCGCTGCGCGAGGATGGTCTGCTCGGCGAGCCGATTTTCGAGACCGCCAAGAACGTCTTTGCCCGTGCCATTGCCGTGCACGATTACGGCGATCTCTGGTTTGCCAATTACGGCGGCACTGGCGGCATCCTGGAGCATCCCGGCACGTTCAAGAGCAAGGACGACGAGCGCGACTTCCTCGACACCTGGCGCTCCAGCGGCGTCGGTCGCAACCGGCATCGCGATCGCCTGCTGAAATACGGCATCAAGTACACGCCGTACAAGATCACCAACGCCGAGGCGCAGCTGCTCGAGACCGAGGATTCGGCCGACACTTCCGTCTTCGGCCTTTGGAGCTATCCGCCGCACCGCGCCGGCCGCCTGAAGCGGTCGACCAACAACAACATCGAGACGCAGGGCAGCGAATTCGTCGTCTACTGCCTGGCGCCGCTGGTCGTGGCGATCGAGCAGGCGGCCGAGCGCGACCTGTTGCTCGACAACGAGGGCAATAAGCTCTTTGTCGAATACAATTTCGCGGCGCTGCTGCGCGGCGACCTGCTCAATCGCTATCGCGCCTATCTGATCGGCCGGCAGGCCGAGTTCCTGTCCGCCAACGATATCCTGCGCATCGAGAACATGTCGCCGCGCAAGGATCCAGGCGGCGACGACTACAAGAATCCGCTGACGAACGGCGCCTCGTCGTCCACAGGCGGTTCGGACGGATCGTCCGGCGGCAACAGCAGCAATTCCGACCAGGGGGAGGAGCCAAATGCCGATTGAGCGTGCCGAAATGCGCCAGGTCATCGCGCAGATCACCGCAATCGACGCCGTCGTTGCACTCGATGTCGCTGCCATCGCTGGCGGCCTTTGCAGCATCGAGGCTCGCGAGGCGGATCTCGCCGCCGTCGCGCAGACGGTCGCGACGCAGCCGAGCAAGATTGCGCTGGTCGGCGTCTATGGCGGCCTGACGCCGCGCGGCTCCTGGTATGGCTCGAGCCTGTCGGGAGTGGCGAGCAGCTTGATGCGTGCGGCCGATGATCCTGACGTCGCCGGCATCATCGCCGACATCGATAGTCCCGGCGGCACTGTCTCCGGCACGGCCGAGGCCGCTGCCGCGATGGCCTATGCCGCCTCGAAAAAGCCGTGTGTCGCCTGCGTCAACACGCTGGCTGCGTCCGCGGCCTACTGGATCGGCTCGCAGGCCTCTGAAATGGTGATTTCGCCGTCCGGCGACGTCGGCTCGATCGGCGCCATGATCATGCATCAGGACGTATCGGGCTTCCTCGACCAGGTCGGCGTCAAGATGACGCTGATCCGGTCCGAGCAATCGCCGATGAAAAATGAGGCGCATCCGTTCGCGCCGCTCTCGGACGAGGCGAAATCGTTCCTGCAAGGTCGCGCCAACGCTGCCGGCGCCGATTTCATCAAGGCGGTCGCCAGCGGCCGCAAGGTGACTCAGACCAAGGTCCGCGAAGATTTCGGCCAGGGTCGCGTGTTCGGCGCCAAGGAAGCGGTTGCGCGCGGCATGGCTGATCGCATCGGCACGCTCGATCAGGTCATCTCAGGCATGCTGTCGAGCATGCCGTCGCCGCGCGCGGCCACGCGTCGCCGCTCCGCGCTCGCGTTCGAGTAGTTCACCGCTTTTTCGGAATTTTGGCTGCCCACCCGCGTCGCCGGACAGCGGGAGTGCGGGCTCTCGGTCCGGCGTCATCACCACAGGAGAAGTTGATCCCATGAAAAAGGATCTGAAGAAACTGCGCCAGGCCCGCGCGACTGCCGCGGCGGCTGGCAAGACCGCGCTCGAGCATCTCAATGCGCTGCTCGGCAAGGATTCCTTGACCGACGCCGAAACCGCGCAGCTCGCGACGCTCGAGGCCGAGGTCGACAAGCGCGAGAAGGAAGTCGTGGCGATCGACGAGGAGATCGCACACGAGGAGAAGCAGGCGCGCCGTGCCTCACTGTTCACCTCGGCGGCTGCCGGCGCCATGATGACGGCCTCGGCGATGCTCGGCGGCCCGGCTGGCGCCAATGTGGTCCACGACACCGATCCGGCGCGGACCTTCGGCTTCAAGAGCATGGCCGAGTTTGCCGTCGCCGTGCGCAATCTGCAGGTCAACGGCGTTGCGGATCCGCGCTTTGCGGCGGCGGCGACCGGTTACCAGCAGAACCAGGGCTCGGCCGGCGAGGGCGTGCTGGTGCCGCCGGAATGGCGCGAGACGATCTGGTCGCTGGTGTTCGCCGATGACGATCTGCTCGGCGCCTGCAATCCCGAACCGACGCAGGGCAATTCTGTCGGCATCATCAAGGACGAGACCACGCCCTGGGGTGCGGCCGGCGTCCAGGCCGCGTGGCGTGCGGAAGGCACGCAGATGGTCTCCAGCAAGGCGCAGGTCACCCCGACGCTGATGCAGCTCCACGAGCTCTATGCCTTCGTGCTGGCGACGCAGGAGATCCTCGACGATGCGCCGCGGCTGCAGAACCGCATCACGATCCAGGCCGCCCGTGCCATCCGCTGGAAAGCGTTTGAATCCATCGTGTGGGGCGATGGCAACGGCAAGCCGCTGGGGTTCATGAATTCGCCGGCGCTCGTCACGGTGGCTGAGGAAGCCGGTCAGGCCGCCGGGTCGATCGTCACCATGAACGTGCTCAAGATGATGTCGCGCCTGCTCGACTCGCCCGGCGGATCGCCGCAGTGGCTTGCCAATCGCGACACCATTCCGCAGCTCGGTACGATGGTGATCGGCAACTATCCGGCGTGGCTGCCCGTCAACCAGGCGCTGGTCGGCGGCGGTATCCGCAAGGGCGGCGTCATGCTCGGCGAGCAGATGACGTTCAACGAACACTGCCAGACGGTCGGTACGCTCGGCGACCTGATCCTCGCCGATCTCTCCGGCTACGCGCTGGCGACCAAGCAAGGAGGCGGCATCGATTTCGCCGCATCGATCCACCTGTTCTTCGATCAGAACCTGACCGCCTTCCGCTGGATCTTCCGGCTGGGCGGCCAGCCTTACCTGTCCAAGCCGGTCGGGGCCGCGAAGGGCACCAACAGCAAGTCGCACTTCGTTGCGCTTGCGACGCGGAGCTGATCTCGGGGGAGTATCAGCCTCGCAGTAGCGGAAAGCCGCCCTGGAAACAGGGCGGCTTTTTGCTGTCTAGGGTAGAGGCACGCGCAACCGGCGCCGCTTCATCCCAACCTCTCAAAGGAGACCCGAACCATGTTCGGAATGGCAGTCAAGCCGTCGCGGCGCGTCGGTGTCGTCGGCGTCATCAGCCCGGTGTCGGAAGCCGCCGGCACCATCACCAGCGGCTGGATCGATGCGACCGCTTATCACAACTTCATGGCCCTGCTGCAGACCGGCGTTCTCGGCGCGTCCGCGACCGTCGATGCCAAGCTGCAGCAGGCGACCGACAACACCGGCACCGGTGCCAAGGACGTCACCGGCAAGGCCATCACGCAGCTGGTGAAGGCCTCGAACGACAACGACCAGGTGACGATCGACCTGAAGCAGGAAGATCTCGACTTCAACAACGGTTTCAAGTTTTTCCGGCTCTCGGTGACCGTTGGCACGGCCGCATCCGAGATCAGCGCGGCGATCCTCGGTTTCGATCCGCGTTACGGCTTCGCGACCGACAATGAGGCCGCGACCGTCGTCCAGAACGACTGATGCCGGTAAGGCGCCGGCGGCTTAGCTGCCGGCGCCGTCATCTCAAGGACCGAGGCCCGCATGCTCCGCATCGTCACGCCGCCAGGGAGCTATCCCGTCACGCTCGATGAAGCCAAGGCGCAGCTGCGCGTTTCCGACTCGAGCAATGACGTCGTCATCAATGCACTGATCCCGGCCGCGACGAAATTCTGTCAATCGCTGGTTCAGAAGGTGTTCGTCTTCCAGACGATGGAATGGGTGCTGCCGGCCTGGCGCGAGCATTTCCGCGAGCATCTCGACATTCCGATCGCGCCGGTCGTGGCGAGCGACATCATCTCGGTCAAATATGTCGACTGGGTCACTCAGGCGCAGCAGACGCTCGATCCCTCGCTCTATGTCTGCCAGACCCGCCATGGTCCGAGCGTGCGCATCGCTCCGGCCTTTGGAACACTCTTCCCGCTGGTGTTCGCCCGTTCGCCGGAGCCCGTCGTCATCAGGTTCGAGGCCGGCTATGAGGATCCGGCGACGCTGCCCGACAACGTCAAGCCGGCGATCCTGCTGATGCTGCGCCACCTCTATACGCTGGGCGAGCAGAGCCTGATGCTGACGAACGACACGGTCTTCGGTCTCGGCTCGCAGCAATTCGGCATTCCGCAAAACTTGGAGACGCTGATCCCGGATGCGGTGCGCAATCTCATGCTGGACGAGGCCTGGTAATGGCGCGCCTCGTCAAGCTGCTCGCCCGCAATGCCCGTCACGTGTGGCCGCCAAAGGGGCTGTCCGAGCGTCGCATCGCTTACGGTGTCGACTGGACCGATCGGCTGGCGGGTGGCGATCTTGCCGCCTCGACCTTCGAGCTGCCGGCCGGATTAGTCGCCGAGAACGCCAGCAACACGGCGAAGGTCGCCACGGTCGAGATCTCCGGCGGCGCTGCGGGGCAGGCTTATGAAGTCGTCAACCGCGTCACCACGACCAAGGGCGCCGAGATTGAGCAGGTCGTGCGCTTGCGCGTCAGCACGCATTGACATCGACCGGCTCCTCGCCATCGCCCATCGCCGCCTGGCGCTGCGCAGGTTCCTGGTTGTGATCGAGCGTAACCCGTCACTTCTGGAGGCACTTGACATGAACCGATCCATCAAGCGGCCGATCGAGCTGGCCGGCTTCTCCTCGCGCCTGGCGCGCGCCGAGCGGCTCGAGGCGGATCTTGCCGTCACCGGCGAGCGCTATGACACCGTGCTCAACGATATCGACGACCAGCATGCGGCGCTGAAGTCGCATGTCGGCTCGCTGGAAAGCCAGCGCGCCTCGCTCGATCAGATCATCAATCGGATGGCGCCGGGGAGCAACGGCGGCCCAAACGATGGCGGGGAATCCTCCGGCGGCTCGAACAGCGCGATCGAGCCGCCGGTCGGCCAGGTGATTACCTCTGAGACCAAGGCTGAGGGCTGATCGGTGACGCCGAGTCAGGCCCGGGCCAGCCTGCGCCGCCAGCTGGCGATGCATGGCGAAACCATCACCGTGCGCCGCTATGCCGGTATTGGACCGGACCGCGCGATCACGCAACAGGCAGATGTGCTCGGTCGCATGGTGAACTACCAGCCCAAGGATATCGTCGGGGCAATCCAGCAAGGCGACCGGAAGGTTATTATGATCAACGACCCTTCCGCGCCCGTGGCTGAGGGAAAGGTCGCACTGTCGGACATGCTGCCGCTGACCAGCGACGACAAGCTCTACGTCCGGGGCGCCGAGATCCAGATCATGGGCGTCGATGATTCCACGCGGCGCATCGCTGGCGATCTGATCGGCCTGGATCTGCAGGTGAGGGGTTGATGAGCCAGGTGTTCGATGAGGCGGATTACCGTCGGCGGCTCGAGGCTCTCGATACCTCGAATATTTCGCTCGGCGACGAGGTCTCGGACATCGGCGCCGGCTGGTCCGGCCTCGTCAATCCGTTTGTCGTCGATCCTTCCAAGATCGGCAGCGGTCCGCTCAATGCGCGCAAAGACATCCTGCTCGCAAAGCAGGAGGCGCTGCGCCAGGCCCGCAAGGAAATGATCCGCGCTATCGTCAAGGCCGAGCAGGATCAGGCCTATAACGGGCTCTTGCCGTCCGAGGTCGAGCAGATCGTCACGGGTCAATCCGACGAGTTGATCAAGGTATGAGGCTTGTTTTCCGCTTCCTGCCCATGCAGGAGATTGTCGACTTTGCGCTCGAAACATTGCGCGCGAAGTCGCCAGTTGGCGCCGGCGGCGACAAGCATCCCGGCCTCTATCGCGACAGCCATCTCGTGTTCCTCAACGGGCAAATCGCAAACGGCGGCGATGTGAGCGCGTTCAAGGCGGGGGACCAGATCAACATCTCCAATCCCGTGCCTTATGCCCGCAAGATCGAGGCGGGGCGCGGCAAGGTGTCGGTGCCTGGTCACGTTTACGAGGAGACGGCACAGATCGTTGCCGGCCGATACGGCAACCAGGCCGCGGTCAAGTTCACTTTCATGCCGGTCCGTTTCGGCGGCGTCGCGGCCTTCGCCGTTTTCTCGCGCCGGATCCGGCCCGGCAGGAAATTGTCTGAGAAGGCGCGGCGGGACTGGCTGGTTCGCCAGCCCGCCCTCGAGATCAAGGCTCGCTGATCATGGCTGACTATGCTGGCGCGGTTGCCGCCATGCGCGCGCGCTTCTCCGCTAACTTTACGGCCGCGCCTTGCTCGTTCCAGAACGAAGACCCGCCGCAGAAGCCCTGGCCGCCGAACAATCCGGCGACGCCATGGTGCTATTTCGAGGTGATTGAGACCCGCAACGGCCTGCGCGGCGTCGGCACACCGGGCAACCATCCTTGGCTGTCAGTCGGCAACATCTACGTCAATGTCTTCGTGCCACGCGGTTACGGCTTTGCCGATCATCTCGCGCTAGCCGGTCAGGCCGTCGAAGTCTTCCGCAGTCAGACCTTCTACAATTCCGAACCCGGATGCTGTGTCCGCTGCTGGGGCGAGAGCGGCGAAGGGCCGACCATCCAGGGCGGCGATAGCGCCGCTGATGACGGCACCTGGTTCGGCGTCACTGTCGCGATCCCGTTTCAATTTCTGTACTTCAAATAGGAGCTGGCGCAGCCATGACCTACCAGACCAACTCGAACGGCCTCGTTGCGTACAAGAAACAGTCGGCGCTCGGCACGGCGGCCAGCGGCTCTGGCGCCAATCAGTTGCGGCTTTCCGGTGGCAACGGCATCAAGCTGTCCAAGGCTGCGGTCAGCTCGGCCGAGGTGCGCTCGGACGGTATGTCGACGCGCGGCCGCCATGGCACGCAAGCGATTGCCGCAACCTACAATGCCGAGGTTTCGCTCGGATCGCTCGATCCCATCATCGAGGCGATCATGCGATCGAACTGGTCCTCGACGCCGCTCTCGGCTTCCTCGGCGGATTTCACGACCGTCACGACGACGGCAAACCAGATCGTCTGGGGTAGCGGAAATCCTATCACCGAAGGCTTCCGCGTCGGAGACGTCATTCGCGGCGCGAGCTTCCCGGATGCTGCCAACAATGCCGAGAACCTGCGCGTTACCGCATTGTCCTCGACTGCCATTACGGTTGCGGAGACATTGACGCCGAACGCGACGCCTTCAGGGTCGGCGACCATCAGCCGGCCGGGTAAACGGCTGATCAATCCTGCGACGCTCTCCAAATCCTATTTCACGGTGGAGGAATATGAGAGCGACATCGATCAGTCGACGTTGGCACAGGATTTCGTCTGGGGCGGCATGAAGTTTTCGATGGCCGCCAACGGCCTGTTGCTTGCCGAGGTCTCCGGTACCGGCACGGGCCAGATCCAGGCGCTCGCGAGCGGCTCCTCGCCTTACTTCACGTCGCCCGTTGCGACCACCGACGTGCCGTTCGCGGTCGTCGACGCTACCATCCGGCTCGCCGGCGCGGACCTGGTCGAGCTGACGTCTTTCGACATGACGGTCAACATCCAGCCGAACGCGCCCGCGACCTTCGGCTCTGGCGCCCAGAAATATTCGCCCGACGTCTTTACCGGCTCGACGCTGGTCTCGATGAACTTGACGGCGTTGCGCAAGGATCTGACCAGGCTCGCCGACTTCATCGCCGAGACGCAGTATTCGCTCCACATCCTCGCGGTCGACAACATGTCCGAGCCCAAGGACTTCCTCTCGATCGTGGTGCCGAATTTCACGCTCGGCAGCGTCGATCCCTCCGCCTTCTCCAAGCAAGGCGGCCCGCGGACGCAGACCATCCAGATCCCGCCAGCGCTGGTCGGCGTCGACACCTCGGCGTCGGGCAATAATTCCATGATTTCGTTCCAGACCACGGCGGCTTAAGCACCGCCGTTTGGTGAATCTAACCGGGGAGGCAACCCATGACTGACGTTCTCGACCTGTCGGCGCTCGCGCCGGCCGATACCTTCGATCTCAAGATCCTCAAGCCCGGTAGCGATGCGCCGACCGGCTGGGTCATCACTCTGGCCGGCCCGGCGCATCCTCAGACCATCGCGCTCAATGCCGACATCAGCCGCGAGTCGATCGAGAAGGAGAAGGCGATCGAATTCGCGCAGGTGAACGGGCGGAAGTACAAGGTCGAGGAGGAGAGCGTGGACGAGCGCCGGAGGCGCAACGTCACGCGGGTCTGCCGCCGCATCGTATCCTGGTCGCCGAATCCGACCTTCAAATTCGTGCAGGACGATCCCATCGCATTCTCGCTGGATGCGGCCGTCAACCTGTTCCTGCGGCCTGCCATGGGCGCGTTCTTCGTCCAGGTCACCGATTACCTCACGAGCGAACGGGCTTTTACGCAGCCCTCAGGGCAGACCTGAGGGCGCACGCGGAAAAGGCCTTCGAGCTGGCATCGCGGGCCGGGGATGGCACCTATCGCCAGCTGCTCGAGGGTCTGGCGCAGCGGACGCGCAACCCGCAGCGCCTGGCGCGCGTGCAGCGCGCGCTGGTTTGCCCGCCGCTGCCGCCGGCTCTGGCCTATCTCTGGCGCATCTTCAACCGGATGCACCGGCGCAAGGGCGGCGGGTTCGGTCCGCAGCCGATCGAATATGCCGACATCGAAGCGTTTCAGCGTCTTGCTGGCGTCCGCCTTGCGCCCTGGGAGATCGAGATCCTCGAGGAGATCGATGATCTCTCTTTGGTCGATTATTCCGGCCGCCAGATCAATTTCGACGAGGAGTGAGCCTTGAGCCAGGTCGTGACCGAGCTTGTGATCGATGCCGACACGTCGGGCGCGGATGCGTTCGCGCGGGCGATGGACGGTGCGGCGCAGGCGGCACAGAAAGGCGTCCAGCAGACCTCCGGGCTCAACATCAACCTCATCGCGCTTGGCGCCGGCGCGCTCGGCGCCGCTGCAGTGGCCAAGCAGCTGCTCGACCAGGTCGTCGAGGCCAATAAGGCCCTGGCCGACATGGGTGCGGTCGCCGATCGCGTCGGGCTGTCGCTGAAGGATTTCCAGGGCGTCAAGCTGGCCGGCGAGATCGCGGGGCTGACGGATGGCCAGATCAATTCGGGGCTGGAGAAATCCGCCGAGCTGCTCAATGACGCCACGCGCAACGCCAACACGTTGTCAAAGGAATTCGAGGCTAACGGCCTCTCGATCCGCAACGCCAACGGCCAGCTGATCTCGCAAAACCAGCTGCTGCAGATCTCTGCCGACCTCGTCTCTCGCGCGCGCAATCCGCAGGATGCGATCGCGATCGCGCAGATGCTCGGTTTCACCAAGGAATGGGTGCCGCTGCTGTCGCAGGGCGCCGAGGCCATGCGGCAGCTCGGCGATCGCGCGCAGGACGCCGGCGCCGTGATCGACGACGAGACCATCCGCCGCGCACAGGACTTTGACGCGAAATGGCGCCAGAGCTCGGCCGAGTTCTCGGCCTACATGAAGTCGGCGCTGTACGGCCTGATGCCCTATGTCGACGACCTGATCGAGGGCGCCGAGAGGTTCATCAAGTCGATCGACCGCGCCAAGATCCAGCAGGCCAGCGACGAGAGCTTCAAGAAGTTCAACGATGCGACCGGCGTGCCTGAAAGCGGCGTGATCTCGATCGACGCCGACAAGCTCGAGTCGGCCGTGCGCGAATGGCACGACCAGCCGGTGTTCGAGACGCAGACCTGGACCAATTTCGGCAAGGCGCTATGGGACGGCTTCACCTTCCGATCGCAGGAGGAGGCGGCGCGCGATATTCCGGGCTATGCTGCCAGCCAGGTCGTCGAGCCGTCCTATCCCTCGTCGGACCAGATGGACGCGGCGTTCAAGAAGTGGTGGCGATCGCAGGACGCCGCCCAGGATGCTGCGCAGGACAAGGAATTGGGCCTGACCGGCGGCAGCTTCTCCAGGGTGCCGTCGCGCGATCAGGCCGGCGATGCTGTCGACCGCGCCATCAATTCGCTGACGCGCCACACGGCAGCGCAGGAAGCCGACGCCAAGGCGGTCGGTCTCGGCGCCGCCGCGCTCGCCGGCTTCAGGGCCGAGGCGGCCGAATCCGCTGCCGTGCAGGCCAACAATGGCAAGGAAACCGCCGCGCAAGCGCAAGCCTTTGCGGACCTGCGCGAGCGCGCGATGGCGGCGGCCGAGGCGCTCGCCCGCGCCAAGGTCGAGAGCAAGATCGATTTCGGCGCTAAGACCTCCTTCCTGTCGCAGGAGGATGTCTCGATCGCCAGCCAGCTCAAGGACATCTATGGCAACGATGTTCCGCGGGCGCTGAATTCGACTTACGCGTCGGCGATCCGTGCACAGGACGGACTTCGCGAGGTGTCGACCAGCATCGAGAATGGTCTTGTCAGCGGCCTGACCGATATCACCATGGGCACCAAGTCGGTTGGCCAGAGCTTTCAGGATATGTCGAATGTGGTCATTCGCGCGATCGAGCAGATGATCGTCAAGTTGCTGATCGTCGAGCCGCTGATGCGTGGCTTGCAAATGGGGCTCGGCGGCGGCATTGGCGCCGGGCTGGGCTCCATGGGGGTCACCTATGGCCTCCCTGGTACTGCGGGCAGTAATCTCTATGGGCCTGTCGCGCCGAGCGCGGTCGGGAATGTCTTTTCCGCTGGTGCGATCGTGCCGTTCGCGCTTGGCGGCGTGCCCGACGTCGTGTCGTCGCCGACGCTGGCGCCGATGGCGCTGTTCGGCGAGGCAGGCGACGAGGCGATCATGCCGCTGCGGCGCGGTGCGGATGGCCGTCTTGGTGTCTCCGGCGGCGCATCGCAGGCGCCGAACATCATCATCAACAATCACACCGACGCGCAGCCGCAGGTCTCGACCGGCCAGAATGGCGATGTCACCATCACCCTGAAAAAGATGGTCGACAATGCTGTCGGGGACTCTCTGTCGTCGGGCGCCGGCCAGCGCGTGCTTGCCGGGCAGTACGGCGTGAAACCGTTCATGGGGCGCTAGGCAATGACCCTCCCGGCCTGGCCGATCTCGCAGACGCGCCCGCTCGCGGATGGCGGCTATTCGCTGCAGCGGATGCTCGATCCGATCGCGACCGACATGGAAGGCGGTAATACGCGCATGCGGTCCAGGCCGGGCGACAACGTCGCGACCGTCACCCAGACGCTGCGCATCAACGGCGCCGACTACGACACCCTGGTCGCGTGGATCAAGACCACGCTCAACAATGGGACCGCGCGCTTCACCATGGATGTCTGGCTCGGCAGCGGCCTCAGCAACAAGGTCTGTCAATTCGTCAAGCCTGGCACAAGCCTGCGCTATAGCTGGGCCGGGCCTGACATCGTCGACGTGGCCATGACCTTGCGGGTGTACGACGTCTGATGCCCATCCACAACGAAGCCCTGCTCGAGGCCTATGCCTCCTGTCCGCCGAGCGCGCGGGTGTATTACACGCTGGAGATCTGGCAGTCCTCGTTCGATCAGCCGGCGCGGATCGTCGCCAATGTCGGCGATGACATGGCGTTCGGCATAGAGATCGGCGCGCCGCGCAATTCCGGCGAGACGGTGACGTTCATCGCGTGCCCGTTCGAGGCCAAATATCCGGAGCAGCGGGAGGGGCAGGCGCCCTCGACCACGATCAAGATCGACAACGTCGCCCGGGAGCTGGTGCCGAAGATCCGCGCCGCGCAAGGGTATCGCGAGTACATCTCGGTGCTCTACCGCGAATATCTCGGCAGCGACCTGACTGAGCCGGCCTATGGCCCGGTCGAGTTCGAGCTGCGCGAGGTCAAGATGGTCGGCGCATCGCTATCAGGCACGGTGATGGTGAAGAACCTGCAGAACAAGCGGTTTCCGAGGATCACCAAGAATTACGATTACGTGCAGTTTCCGAGCCTGCTGCCGTCATGAATCGCACCGAATTCCTTAGCCCGCTGATCGGCGAGCCCTGGGCCTGGCAGTCCCGCAATTGCTGGGACTTCGCCTGCCATGTCCAGCGCGAGCTTTTCGGCCGCGAGTTGCCCGGCATTGCGGTGCCGGATGCGTTCTCGCGGCGCTGGGTGATCGACGAGTTCGGCCGCCATCCGGAGCGCGGCAACTGGACTGCCGTTCCTGATGGCCCTGGCGGCCTTGTGGTGGCCGCCGACGGCGCCCTGGTGCTGATGGCCCATGCGCGCTTTCCCGCGCATATCGGTGTCTGGCTGAGGCCTGAGGGCCGCGTGATCCATTGCGACGGCAAGACTGGGGTGGCCTGCGAGGCACCGCTGGCGCTGCGCCAGATGGGCTGGAAGCAGCTGACGTTCTTCGAACCTAACGACAGCGACCTTCATAATGAACATCGGCTAGCAGGTTCGTCCGCTGGACAACCCTGCGCGAGGTAATTTCATATCCGTTGGCACAAAGAGTGTTCTTTTCGAGCCATCCCTGCAGCATTTGCATGCGATCAGCCTCGCCGCGTTCATTGTCCGGGTAGTTAACGCCAATCTGCGCTCTGTATTTGAAAGCGTTGCCGCTGGTCGGTTCGAAATCAGTGGATGTCGCTCGATCGAGGGCGGGAGCAGAGCAACTGCCCAGCGCGATCGTGGTGACCAGAACTGCAAGCCGTTTCATCGTTTTCTCCCCTGACTAAGTCAGCATCTATCATGCACGTTCCTGTTGTAAAGGCCGCCGGGCCCCAACCCGGCCGGAGATCGCGGTCTGATCGCCGCCGGGCGCGGCGACGGCCGGTGCTCCATTTGGTTATGCCCGGCATTGAGGTCGCGCGCGCCGAGCCGCGGCCGCGGGAGACTGTAACAGCGTTCCTGCGCCGCACAGGCTGGGCAACGCGCGATCGCCGTTATGGCTGGCAGTTCCGAAAGGGGTTGCCGACGGTGCTCGAGGTCAACGGCGAGCCGGTGCTGCGTAAGAGCTGGGCGCGCCGACGCATCGCGGCCAATGACAGCGTCCGCTTCGTTTCGTACCCGTTGGGCGGCGGCAACGGCGGCGCCAAGCAGGTCATCGGCCTGGTTGCGTTGGTCGCCGTCGCTGCCTTCGCTCTGTGGGCACCGGTGGGTCTTTTTGGGTTGACGGCCGGCTCGTTCGGCGCGGCTGCTGCTGGCGCTGGCCTCGCGATCGGCGGCTCGCTGCTCGTCAACGCCCTGGTCGCCCCCAAATCCGGCGCCACCAATGCGCCCGATGCGACGCAGGACCAGATCTATTCGGTCCAGGCGCAGGGCAATGTCGCAAAACTCGGCCAGCCGCTGCCGGTCTGGTACGGCCGCCTGAAGGCCTATCCTGATTTCGCCGCAACGCCCTGGGGCGAGTTCGTCGGCAACGACCAATGGCTCAACGTGCTGCTGTCCGTGACCATGGGCAGCATGGATTACGAGGCGCTCTATCTCGACGACACCATTCTGTGGACGGCGGCCAGCGGCATCTCGGCATCCTTTCCCGGCGCGCAGGTCGCGTTCTATGAGCCTGGCGCGACCGTCACGCTGTTTCCGACCAATGTCGATCAATCGGTCGAGGTCTCCGGCCAGCAGCTGCCGGACGGCTATGGCGACGAGGGCGGCCAATACGATCCCGGCTTCGGGCCGCCGACCTATGGCCCGGTGCTCGGCCCGTTCGTGTCTAACCCCGCCGGCACGCAGACGCAGGCCATCGCGATCGACATCGTGTTTCCGGCCGGCTGCTACACGGTCAACCAGGACAACAACAATTTCGGCTATTCGCTCTGCACGCTGCTTTGCGAATACGCGCCCTGCGACGATCTTGGCGTCGCGACCGGGCCTTATTCGACCCTGTTCGAGGTCACCAAGCAGTTCAACTCGAATTCGCCAGTGCGCGACACCGTCAAGGTCGACGTCGCGCCGGGCCGCTACCTGGTGCGGCTCTCGCGCAAGGGCATCAACTCGCAGTCCAAATATGGCGTCGACACCGTGGTGTGGGCCGGGCTGCGCTCGTTCCTGAAGGGCAGCAATTCCTTCCCTGATGTGTCGACCGTCGCCATTCGTTTGCTGGCCTCGCAGTCGACGCAGGGCTCCTACAAGTTCGGCGTGCTCGGCACCCGCAAGCTGCAGGTCTGGACCGGCTCGAGCTTCGCGCTGCAGCCGACGCGCAGCAACGCCTGGGCCTTCCTCGATGCCGTCACCAATGCGCAATATGGCTCCGGCCTGCCGATCTCCAAGGTTGATTTCAATGCGGTGGTGAACCATGCCGCCGGCTGCGCCACCCGCGGCGACACCTTCGATTATCGCTTCTCGACCGCGATCACGGTGCCCGATGCGCTCGACAAGATCCTGACCGCCTCGCGCGCGCGGCATTTCTGGCTCGGCGATACCGTCTCGATCGTCCGTGACGAATGGCGCGATGTGCCGACCATGATGCTGACCGATCGCGAGATCGTCAGGGATTCGACGCAAGTTTCCTTCACGATGCTGGGGGACGAGGACCCGGACGCCGTGATTGTCGAGTATGTCGACGAAAGCACCTGGCAGCCGGCGCAGGTGCAATATCCGCCTGAGGGCGACGGCTTCATCGCCGCCAATGCGGAAGTGAAGCGGATCGACGGTATCGTCAACCGAGACCAGGCCTTTCGCGAATGCGCTTTCTATTATCTGCAGTCGATCTACCGCCGCGAGAACGTGCAGATCGGCGTCGAGTACGAGGGCAGGGCCATCACCTTCGGCCAGGTGGTACGGGTCCAGTCCGAATTGCCGCAGAATTACGGCTGGGGCGGCGCCGTGGTCGCCGCCTCCGGCGCGACACTGACGCTGGATCCGGCGCCGGTGTGGGACACCGGGCCGTTCTATATCCGCCTGCGCCAGCCCAACGGCACGTTCTTCGGGCCGGTGCTGTGCACGGAAGGTTCGGACGCGACGCAGGCCGTGCTCAATTCGGCCAGCCTTGCGGCCGCGCAGACGGCGCAATCGACCACGCTCGCGGCCGTGCTGGCGCGAGAGGATGGCGCTGAGTATCCCTCTTTCGAGCTCGGTACCGGCACCACCGAGTCCAAACTCTGCGTCGTGCTCGGTGGCGTGCCAAATGGCGAGTTGTGCACGCTGTCGCTGGTTGTCGATGACCAGCGCGTGCACGCGACCGATCTCGGCACGCCGCCGCTGCTGCCGTCGCAGCAGTTCCCGTCCGATCTCAAGGTGCCGCTGATCGCCGGCCTCAATGCGAGCTTTGCGCAAGGCATCGCCGAGCCGAAGCTGTCGGCGAGCTGGTTTCCGTCCGCCGGCGCCGAGTTCTACGTCGCCGATGTCTCCTATGACAGCGGTGCGACCTGGGCGCAGGTCTATGAGGGCGCGGACAATCAGTTTTCACAGGTCGTGACCCTGGCGGCCTTGCGGCTTCGCGTGCAGGCGGTGACGCCGGGCAAGCTGCGCGGGCCCTATGCGACTGTCGACATCTCGGCGCCGACGATCCAGATCGCGAACAACACGGTGGGGCTGCAGTCGCTGATCGATGGCATCAAGTACCAGGTCACGACGCTGCAAGGTCAATATGCCGATGACCTGGCTGAGCTGGAGAACCGTCTTTCGGCGCTGATACGGCAACTCGCTTCAGGAGGGTGGCTCGACAAGAGGGAGCTCCGATCGCAGCTGGCAGCACGATCGGCTGATGCGCTGGCGCAGATCGACGACGTCCGCACCGTTGCGGTCGATACGCAGACGGCGTTTGCGACGTTCTCGACCACGGCGACGGCGACATGGGGCTCGACGACGGCGTTTGTAATGCAGTCGGCCTCGGCGATTGCGACCCTTGACGGTTACGCCGCGGCGTCGTGGGGCGTCGCCATCGATATCAACGGCGTCATCAGCGGCAGCGTTCGGCTCGACGGCGGCGCCAACTTCTCAGCCTTCACCGTCCAGGCGAGCAAATTCCAGATCCAATTGACGGGCTACAACGGCAATGCGCCGCTGTCCGTCTTTACGGTCGGCACCATCAACGGCTCGCCGGCGGTCGGCCTGAACGGCGCCAACATGTTCCTCGACGGAACGATGAACGCGCGCGCGATCGTTGCAGGAAGCGTGACCGGCGTGCAGGTTGCCGCCAATACGCTGACGGCCGGGCACGTCGTGGCCGGCTCGTTCACCTCTGATTCCGGTGTATTCGGTGCTCTTGGCGTCAAGAGCCTGAGCATTGCTGATAACGCCGCGACCGTGCCGTCAGTGCAGATTTTGGCGTCGGACACCTCTATCGGAGGCGGCGGTACGGACTTTTTCAATTTCAATCTGAGCGTCGATACTACCGGCCTTTCCGGCAAAACCATCCCGATCTACGCGAGCATCACGTTCAAGTTCTCACAATCGACGCCTGGTCCGATCTCCACGATTTGGAATCTGTATGTCAACGGGTCGAATGTGGATGGGTTCACTCTCTCATCGAGCGCGGGCTTTTATATCCTGTCGATGGCGGGCGCGCGCACCATCACCGGGACCGGAGGCGTCGTTACCGTGCCAATTCGCGTCAATGGATTGGCTGGTGGGGGCGCCGACGTGGTGAAGGCGAATGCGTGTGTTTTTGCGATGGCGGCGAAGCGATGAACGTTCACTACAATACGACCACCGGCCAAATCATGTCCTATGGGTTCGGGTCGGTTCACGATGACGGTTTCGACACCAGCCATTTCGAGGGCTGCAAGGTGCTCATTGTGGATGACCAGGATATCGATCCACGCTGTCAGAGGATCGATCCGGTCGCGCTGAAGATCGTGGCGAAGGATGCCGCGGATTCGACTGCGGCCAACGTCGATGCCATTCGGCTGATCAATACTGCTGCGCCGCAGGTGACAAAATGACCGCTCTTTCCAGCTATTCGACCGGCACGATTTCCGTTGCCGGTGACGGCACCGCCGTGGTCGGGGTGGGGACGCTCTGGCTCACGTCCGGCAATGCCAAGCCGGGCGACCTGTTCCAGAGCGGGCATTACTGCGTCTTCATCACCGATGTGACCGACGATACGGATCTCGTTATTACGCCTTGGCCTGGCGCGACGCTCTCAGGTGCGGCATATTCCATCTGGAAGGTCTCGCAGCAGCGCATCGTCGGTGCCACTGCGGCTGCCGACGTCGACAAGCTGGTCTCGGCGCTCAACACCTCCGGCTTCTTCGTCTTCGTTGATATCGGCGCCACTGCGCCGGATCCGTCGCTCGGTGATGACGGCCAATATGCCTTTCAGCCGACGACGGGAAAGACATGGGCGAAATCGGCCGGCGTCTGGACTTATCTCGGCGTCTACAAGGCCTTCAACCTGACCGGCGCCTATAACAATACAACGATCTATTCTTATGGCGACGTCCAGACCACGGCCGGCTCGTCCTATGTCTACATCAACGCGACGCCGAGCGCCGGCAACGCCGCGCCGAACCCGACCTATTGGCAGCTGCTCGCCAGCGTTGGTGCGACGGGTGCGACCGGCGCTACGGGAGCGCCCGGGACCAACGGAACCAATGGCGCCGGCTATGGCGGCACCTCGACGACGTCGCTCGCCATCGGCACCGGATCGAAGGCGTTCACCACGCAAGCGGGCCTCGCCTACACTAACGGCGCGCGGGTGCGGGCGTCGTCCAACGCCAATACGGCGAACTGGATGGAGGGCCTTGCGACCTATAGCGGTACGACGCTGACCATCAACGCCGACACGATCGGTGGCAGCGGCACGTTCGCCGACTGGAATTTCAACGTGGTGGGGCAACCCGGCACGGCGACGGGTGCTGTGCTCTACAACGGCGCGCAGGCCTTGACCGCTGCGCAGCAGGCGCAGGCGCGGTCCAACATCGGGCTCGGTGCCTACAAGAGCCGGGCCAGGAATGGCCTCTTCAACGTCTGGCAACGTGGAACGTCGATCACGCCGGCCAGCACCGGCACGTTCATTTACACGGCTGACGGATGGGCGGTCGATTATGTCGGGGCTGTCGGCACCGTGTCGCGCGTCACCAACGGTCGGGCCGGGGCGCTTTCACCCTATGCAATGCAGATCGCGGGCGCGACCGGGTGCACCGACGTCCAGGTCAAGCAGCGGTTTGAAAGCTATTTCAGCGCTGCGCTCGCCGGCGCGACGGTGACGATCCAGGCGCAGATTACTAACAACACCGGCGCGTCGATCACGCCGCAGATCGCCATCAACCGTTGCACCGCGCAGGACAATTGGGCCGCTACCTCCAACGAACTGGCCTTCACACCACAGACGGCGTGCCCGAACGGCGCGACGACGCAGATTGCCTATACCACGACCCTGTCCTCCGGCGCGTCGAACGGCATCGAGATCATCTTCGATTTCGGCAACAATTTCAGCGCTGCGGGCAAGACCATAGTTCTTGCCGAAGTCGACGTTCAAATAACGCCAAACCTGGCGACTGGCCTGCAATCCTCTCCGCCGGTGATCGACATCCGCTCCGTCAGCGAAGAGACGCTGATCTGCCAGCGCTACTATTACCGCCGCCAGGCGCAGTCCTCCAACGACGTGTTGAACATCATGGCGGCCTTCAGTTCGACCCAGGCCTGGGGCATGGCGCTCGATCTGCCTGTCCCGATGCGCGCGTCGCCGACCGTCGCTGTTTCGAGTATTGGGCATCTCAATCTGAACGGCAATGCGTGCACAGCCGGCTCGTTCGACAGCTCCAACCAGTTCGAGATTTCGACATTCAACGGGCTGACGGCGACCGGTCTCGGCGCATCGAGCGGGGCGGCCGTCATTCTCCGGTTCAACACCACGTCTGGTTATATCGAGGCGAGCGCGGAGCTGTGATGTCCGACTACAAGCTGACCACGACTGGCGTCATCCGCGCCGCGGACGGGGCTTTCATCCCTGACGACATGGGCAATCGTGATTGGCAGGCCTTCCAGGCCTGGCAAGCCGCAGGCGGCGTCCCCGATCCCTATGAGCCGCCGCCAGCGCCGCCGGCCACCATCCTGCCGCAGGATCTGATTGCGCAGTTTACGGCGGCCGAGATCGCATCGATCCAGGCCGCGATATCAGCCGATTCCACCAAGGCGCTGCTGTGGTACGCCTTCCTTGCCCAGCGAGACCCAATGAGCACGGCCAACGACCGTTTCCTCGCTGGTTGGTCGGCGCTGGTCTCGATCCTTGGTCAGGCTCGCATGACCGCGATCGCAACTGCGCTCGGCGTCACGATCGCCTGATCGTCTCAACCGTTTCCGACATCACCGGAGCCACACACATGCTCGACCTGCATGGCATTTCGCCTGCCGCGTTCGATCTCGTCGTCACCGAGGAGGTGAGTAGCGAGACCGTCTATAACCATCGCTTGCGTGGCCTGACCTATCCCGGCAATCAGTCCGGGCCGACCGGCGGCATCGGTTATGATTTCGGCACGCAGTCGGCGGCGCAGATCGAGGCCGACTGGCGCGGCCGCGTCTCGGACGCCGAGTTGCGGATCCTCAAGGGCGCCGCCGGCATCCGCGGCCAGGAAGCGGCTGGCTATGTCCGCCGCTACGGCCACATGGTCGACATCTCCTGGGACGTCGCGATCGAGGAATTCTGCGCGCGCGACCTGCCGCGCTATCTCGCTGTGCTCGAGCGCTACTGTCCCGGCGCGTGCAGCCTGGGGCCGGACTGCAAGGGCGTGCTGTTTTCGCTCGCCTATAACCGCGATGCCAGCGGCTTCGTCAAAGGCGGCGAGCGCTATGCCGAGATGCGCGAGATCCGCGCCTGCGTCGCTCGCAGCGACCTTGCGAAGATCCCCGGCCTGATCCGCTCGATGAAACGGTTGTGGGCGCCGACGAATGGCGTTTACAAGCGGCGCGAGCATGAGGCTGTGCTGTTCGAGCAGGGGCTCAAGGAATGGCATCCGGAGCAGCATGCGAAACTCGCCGCCACGCCGCCGCCGCCGGATCCTGATGTCGTCGCGCAGGTGCAACGGCGCCTGCGCGATCTCGGCTATTTCGACACGGGCGCGGTCGACGGGCAGCTGGTCGACAAGGGCCGTACCGAGGCGGCCATCCTGGCATTCCGCCACGAGCATGATCTGCCGCTGGCGCCTGCCATCGACGACGATCTGCTCGCCGCGCTGGCGCGTGCGACGCCGCGCCAGGTCGCCGAGGTCCGCGCCAATGCGACCGTGTCGGATCTGCGCGAGCAGGGCGTCGAGACCATCTCGCTGACCGATCAGGTCAAGCGCTGGGCTGGCTCGATGTTCGGCACCAGCGGCGGTCTCGGCGGCGCCGGGCTGCTCGCATGGCTCACTGACAAGGCGACGGCTGTGTCTGGCGCTCGCGATGCGATCGGTGGGCTCGGCATTCCGCCGCAGGTCTGGATCTGGCTGCTCGCCGGCCTCCTGGTGCTGGCCGTCGTCGCCGGCTGCGCTGTGCTGGTGTGGTTCGTCGCACACCAGATCGAGCAGAAACGCCTCGCAGATTACCGCGCGGGGAAAAACACATGAGCGCCATTCTCGCTGCGATCGTGCAGCTCGCCGGCGTTGCCGGCGTCAAGCTGTCGCCGTTCAAGGCCGGCGCGATCATTGCCGGCGTCGCCGCGCTCGTCATCGGGCTCTCGTTGCTGGCGGCCGGCATCCATCTCTTTGACGCAGGCTATGCATCCGCAGACGGCAAGTGGCGCGAGAAGGCGCTCGAGGCGCAGCTCGCCGCCGCGCGCGCCGACAAGGCCGCCGCACGGCTGGCTGCGGCCGATGCCGAGGCGCGGGCCGAGACCATCAAGCAACAGGCAGAGCAGGAAAGGGCGGGGACCGATGCCTATATCGATGATTTGCGGAAGCAGAACGAGCAACTGGCGAAAGCCGGCCGGCCCAACGCTTGCGGCCTTACTTGCGCTGACCTGCGCGGGATGCGCATCCAATCCGCTGCCTGCGCCGCTGCACCGGGATCTGCCGACGTTCCCGGAAGCGCTGGCGGCAAGCGACGCTGGCCCTTCTCTCGCCGTGAATGACGATGCGCGGGCCAGGCTGGCGCAAACCCGCGACGCCTTGAAGGCGTGCCGCGCGCAGAACGGCAATGTCCGCGCCTGGTACGAGGGCGTGCGGCGCAGCTACAGCGGCGAGGGCGGCAAGTGACAGAATCGGAATCGGTCCAGGCCGCTCTGCGTGAGATGGCGAAGTCGATCGGCGGGCTCGAGTCGACGGTCAAGACGCTCACGTCGCAATGGCGCGACCAGGACGAGAAGGCCTCGGTTGGCCGTCGCGACCTGCATCAGAAGATCGACGCGCTCGTGGGTGAGCTGCACGCGCTCAAGGCCTCGGTCGGCACGGCGCTGGCCGATATCGACTTCATGAGGCCGATTGTCGAGGGCGTCATCGAGGCGCGGGCGCAGGTCAAGGGCGCCGTCAAGGCTGGCCGCTGGCTGCATTGGCTGATCTACGGCAGCGGCGCCGGCGCCGCGGTCATCTACATCGCATCGCATTTTTTCACGGTGACGCTGAAATGAAGCTCGAGCCGCAAATCCTCTATCAGCTGCACGGCTTCGGCCTCGGCCTGCGCGGCATCATCCTGGCCGCTGGCATCGTCGTCGCGCTGCTCGCGATACTGGCGGCGATTGCCGAGCTGCGCCGCGCGCCCTCGGCCGCCGGCGGCTGGCTCGCCGGCGCTGCCCTGGTCGCCGCGATCGTGGCGGCCGTGCTGGTCGTCAACGCGGCGGCCGGCAGCATCTGA